AGATTACTATCCCGCTGTAACGGAAATCGGGGGGATGAGATGGGCAACGCCGGACAGGAACATTTGAACGGGGCGCTGGAAGCGTGCGCCGTGAAAGCTGCCTACATGAACCTTGTCATGCAGATCGCGGCGGCGAACGAGCCGGCGGGCGATGTCATTTACGAAATCGAAAAACAGTTTGCGGTGACGGTAAAAAACGTCGTCCCCGGAACCTCATCAGATGCGTCCGACAGCATGCTGAACGAAGCAATCGACCATACGCTCAAATCCATGCGCCAGATGTTCGACGAAATCCGGTTCGATCTGCTCTGACCAGACCCGTCCCTACGCCGGGATCAACAACACCGGCGCAGCCCAGCAGCGGACGCGCGGCAGGTCGAACAGGCTGTCGAAGACAACCCCATGCGGGTCATCAACATGGAGCACGCCGCCGCCATCGAACGGCAGGTAAACGCCGGCGTGCTCGATGACATCGGCCGGGCCGCCGCGCCGGTGCATCAGCGCCACCGCCCATGGCAGCGGCGGTTTTGCCTCGACCCATCCGGCGCGGGCCGGATGGCTGGCGAACATGCCGGCCTTTGTGCGCCGCCCGGCCGGGGCTTCGACCACGGCCGGCAGGTCGACGCCGAACAGATCACCGACCACCTGGCGGACCAGCGCCCAGCAATGCAGGCCATCTGCCTGCCATGGCCGGCCGATGAGCGCCGCGACATAGGCGTGATGATCCATGGCGGGTCAGCCCTGCAACGCCGGATAATATTGCTGGTCATAGGTCGCCAGCGGGAACGCCTGCAGTTCCAGCTCACGGAACTTCAGCGCGCCTTCCGCCGCCGTGGCGGTGAGCGACACCGACGCCAGCTCCATGCCGTCGATCACCTCGCCCGGCTGCATTTCGCCAAGGATATAGGCGCGAAACGTCACCTTGATCGGCTCGCCGGCCTGCACGGCGTCTTTCAGATAGCCGCGCAGGATCCCGGAGACATTATCGACGCGGACCCGCGCCTGCGTCGGCCCATCTTCCGTATCGCCGGGCAAGGTGATGCTGACGCCACAGGCCTGGAACAGCACGTCGCCAGCGCCGGGAACGGTCAGGGTCATGTCTTCGGCGACATTGGTGACGATGCGCACCGGCTGCGCGAAGGCCGGGTGATCCATCTCCAGCGTCTGGACGATCACCTGATCCGGGCGGGCGGCCGCATAGGCCTCTTCCATGGCGGCGGATATGCTCATGACGGAAACACGCAAAGAGTAAAAGACACGGTGTGGCCGCCGCCGCCATTGGGCCGCGAGGTCCAGCGGCCACCGTCGATATAGCACCGCCGGTCGACGCAGCCGACGCCGGGCAACATCACCTGCATGCGGAAATGCCCTGTGCCCTCGCCAAGACTATCGGTGACGAACGCATCGAACTGCGCCACCTCGGCCCGCGACCGAAGGCGGACCATATAAGGCAGCTTGCGTACGCCGGTGTAGGACTGCCGACGCTGGCGCGGCGGGCCATCCTCAAATTCGGTGACGACCGCCTCCGGATACGGCGAATCCACGCCGCCGCTGTCAGCGACCGGGCGATGTTCAAGGCCGGACGGCCAGATGGGTAGCGGCATGCCTCAACCTTTCCGCCCGTGTATTATGAGGGGCATGATGATGGAAACGATCAGATTTGAAGTTCAGGATCACCTGAAGACGCCTGAGGATCAGGCCGCCTACATCCAGGCAGCGCTGGAAACCGGTGATGCATCCTTCATTGCCGTGGCGCTGGGCGACATTGCCCGGACTCGCGGCGTCAGCGCCTTCGCCAAAGATTCCGGGCTCAGCCGTGAGGCGATCTGCAAGACGTTTCGTGAAGGAGGCGATCCAACACTCGACACCATGCTCAAGGCGATGAAAGTACTGGGTTTACGGCTCACTGTGACGGCGGCCAGCGCCATCAGCTGAAAACCGCGTTGACTGCGTTTTCGATGGCCTTGCGGCCATGAGTCAGCGCGATCTGAAACAGCGCGTCGACACTGTCTTTTCCGGCCCTCGCCGCCGTGGCCTTTATGAACTTCCAGGCCCTGCCATCGGCGGTATAGGCGAGAAAGTCATGCCCGCGCGATGTCAGACGGTGAACCCGGTAGTCGACATAAATCAAATCCTCATCGTGAGCATCCGGGTACTCACTCAAGGTAGCGCGTAACAGACCATCCTCATCAGCGAGGATTACATGGTAGGCGATTTGCTCATCCGTCCAGCCTTCAATGCCGATCTCGGAAAGGCTGGAAACAGGCCGGTCTGCATTGCTTTCAACGTGAAGAAGCAGCGCCCTTAACAGATCAGGGTGGAATTTCACGTTAGCCCCCGCCAGTTTTCGCAACTGGCGAAGGTTGTATGAATCCCTTGGCAAAGCAACTTTGCTTTCTCGCGCCATCGCATTACCCCCGATAATTCGCCCGCGTCATCTGCGCCCTGATCATTCTGGCCGAAGCCCCACGCCCTGCACCGCCCATACGCTGGGCCAGCGCGCTATCGACCATCCGGCCAATGTCGATCTGGGTGTCGCCGTTGGCGTTCGTCCGGCTGGCGACTGGCGCGCCTTCGTAATTGTTGATGATGACGCTGGTTCCGCCACCGCCGGGAAGGCGCGGCGCAATGCGCCCGCCGGTCGATGGAATGAACAGTTCGGGCCGGCGCTCACCGACAATATACGGCCTGCCGGCGCTGACGGGACCGCCGCTGGCCTTGCCGGGGGCCGAAACGCCATTGAACAGCATGCCGATCAGGCCGCCGACGCCGCCGCCCTTGCCGCCAGTGCCAAAGAGGTTGCCAAGTGGGCCATTCCCCAGCAGGGCCGCCTGCAAGGCTGCGCTGGCCAGGGATTTGGCGACGTTTTTGATGCTGTCCGCGAGGTTCCCGGATCCGTCGATCAGATCGTCGAACACGTTCATGATCTGGTCGCCGGCGAAGTGGGCGACCTCCTGCAACCCCTTCTGGGATCGCCTGGCGTCCTCTATTGCCTCCCGCAACTTTTCATTGGCGGTGACCTGCTTTTCGATCGCGGCAAGCTGGCCCTTGTCCGTCACCTCGCCAATGCGGGCCAGCTCGATGGCCTTGGCGCGCTCCGCGTTGGATTTGCCAATGGTATCGAACTCTGCCTGCAGGATACGGCCAGACTTCTCCAGCTGCTCAATATACCGCGCGACCTGATCGTAGCGGGTTTCCTCATCGCTCTTGCCGCCGCCGCCGCCAGATTTGCCCTTTTTCTTCGCTCCGGGGACGGCGTAATCGGCGTTACGGATTGGCTTTACCGCCCTGGGCTGCTCCGGCCCGAACGGCTTGTCGGATATTACCCGCGAGCCGCTGGCCAAATTGCCGCGCAGATATGAAATGCGCTTTTCTGCATCCCATACGCCCAGGGTATTCCCCTGCGCCTTCAGCTTCGCCATGTCGCCTTCGAGCCTGGCCAGCTCGTTGCGCATTGCCCCCTTGTCTGTTTCCGAAAGGTTCGACCCCGGCATGGGCGTAAGCCCGGCGCGGCGGATGCCCTCCGGGGTGTAATCAAGCCCGGCCAATTCGCCCAGCTTGCGCCAGAACGGATTGTTGCCAACCTGATTGAGCCACGCCTGCAGCTTCGACAGGCTGTTCGCGGCGGAATCCACATAGGCAGGGATCTGGCCGATGACCTGCGCCACGCCCGCCAGATTGGTGGCGGCGTTCTGGCTGGCCCCGACTGTCTCATCCAGCTTGCCGACAAGCACGGTGAACGCGTTCGTCACCTGATTGATCGACTGATCTACCGTGCCGGCCATCTTGCTGGACTGCTGTTCAAGCGTCGGCATCCCGGCCAGGGCGGCGCGGAAGAACGCCTCGCTGGAAACCTTGCCGTCCTTCACAAGCGCCGTCAGTTTCGAGACAGACCCGCCAGCCTCTTCCATGCCGGCGGCGACCGCCTGCAGAAGCGGCCGCGCCCCGTCGATCAGGCTGTTGTATTCCTCCGCCTGAATCTTGCCGCCGCCCATGGCCTGCGACAGCTGCAGCAGCGCACCGGACGCTTCCTGCGTACTGGAGCCGGACACCTTCAATGCAAGCGACACGGCTTCCGTGAATTGCATCATCTCCGCGCTGGAGGCGTTCAGCTCCTTCTGCGCCGTCGACATGCGCCCGTAGAGGGTGACCAGCGGCCCCATCTCCGTGCCGTTTTTCTGCGCGATCTGGAACAGGCCGCTGAACGTGCCCTCCAGCGCCTTGCCCTCAAGCCCGGTGGACTTCAGGGCGTTTTGCATCGCGGTGTACTGCTGGGCGGCGGCGGCGATGGCCCGCGCGCCCTGTGATCCGGCAATGGCGGCGCCGACGCCAAGCATCGAGCGCCCGATGCCAGACAGGCTGGAGCCGAGGCTCGCCTCCATCCGGCTCGCCCGTTTCTCGATCTTCGACAATTGGGCGTTGGCGGTCCGGTTGGCCTTTTTCATCTGGTTTTCAAACGCCTTGACGCTGGCTTCGAGCGTCACCGTCAGGCGTTCAAGATCGGTCGCAGCCATGCAGCCTCGCAGTCAGCAAGCGGCCGGGCGCGTCAGGCGTCCGGCAATTGGGCCAGCGCCCAAAGCTGTTCTGTTTCGATATCGCTAAGCCCGTCCTTCGACGGGTCGGAATTGGCGGCGACATAGCCATCAACCGCTTCCGTGAACTGCCACCAAGTCATGGCGCGGAATTCGCTGACGGCTATTCCGGCTGCGCAGGCTGCTCCGTAGAACGCGCCGAAGGCGAGGCGTCCGTCCGGAAGTTCGACGCCCCGTTCATCTCCTCCGGCGCGTCGCCTTTTCCCGGCAGTTCCTCCGGGGCCCCGGCGAGCGCCGCCATCATGATGACCTTCGCCAGCGCCGTGTGGGAAATCCACCAGTTCTTCTCATCAACATAGCGCCGCACCAGCCTGAGCGCCGCCAGCGGCTCCATGCCGCCGCCGATGAGACCCAGTCGCACCGTCTCGCGCACATCCCCGACCCGCCATTCGCCGGAGATAAACCGTTGCATCAGCACAAACGGCCCCACGCCCGTTTTTTCCTGCAGTTCTTCCAGTTCGCCCATGGCCAGGCGGAAACGGTGCGGCCCGTCGCCGAAATCAGTCTCGACGACGCCGTTACGGTTCTCATCAGTCACCATCATCCCCTTCGACCCATGTGACAGCGCCGTCGCTCTGCATGCTCACCTGAATGGTGGCGCGCTCGCCTTGCGTCGCCCCGATCTCAAGGCTTTCAAGATGGAAGGCTCCCAGCCAGTGGCCGATCATCACGCCGACCCGCCAGACCTCGACACGGGCATTGCCGGAGGCGTCACTGGCGAAACGCTCCTGCCAGACGGCCAGCGCCGTGATGTCGAGAACACCCTGCCCGCCGATTTCAGCGGACTTTGAGGTGACGTCCCGCTCCGTCCACGGCGCGGCGTCTTCGTCCGTGCAATCGGGAACATTGGTGCTGCCCAGTTCCTTGGAGAGGGTCAGCGACCGCTCCGTAAAGCCGCACGGGGCGGCGAACACTTCCGGTTCCTCGCCATCGCCCAACAGGACACGCAGCCCCGAAAAGCGCACAGTCTTCGCCTGCGCCATGATCTGACTCCTTTATATATATATGTGCCTG